TTATAAATTTGCCATAGCCTTTTCAAAGAAATTGACGGCGTCTTTTTCCTTTTCTTTTGACAAGTGACTATAGATATCCATGGTCATGGCTAATGTTGAATGACCTAAACGGTGTTGCAATTCTTTATAACTAATACCAGCGTTTAATAATAAGCTAGCGTGTGTGTGCCTAAAGGCGTGAAATGTAAAACGTGGTAAACCAGCTTGTTTTAGGTGTTTTGTTAGTACTAACTGTAAGTTTGTGCGGTTAGGATAAATATTGAAACCATTTGAAAATACATATTTAGCCATTTTACTACTATAACCATGTTCCATAAAACATTGGTATTGACGGGCTTTATATAGACGTAACATTAGAACGGTATTCTTATCAATTGAAATTTTTCTATTTCCTGCCTCAGATTTAGTACTGTTGGTTTCCATACGACTAAAAGCAACTGTTTTGTTAACGTCAATATAACCATTATCTAAGTCAATATCAGACCATTCAAGGGCTACAGCCTCCCCAATACGCAAACCAGTGGAAAGTAAAGTTAAATATAACGTTTTATGATAGTAGTTTTTAAAGGTGTTTGGGAGACTATCCAAGTAGTCCTTAAATTGTTTCAATTGGCTAGTCTCAAAAAATTTTAGTTCTTTCTTTTTGGAAATATTTTTCTTGTTTTTAGGTACGATAACATTATCTGCAGGATTTACATTGATTATTTGTAAATTAACAGCATATTTTAAAATACGCTTATTAATGGATAAAATTATCCTAAAAGAAACACGCCCCAATTTATCGTTACTTGCTAATTTATTAACAAATTCTTGAACCATTGGGAGCGTAATTCTTTCTACTTTCATATCGCCAAAAACAGGTAAAAGGTGCGTTCTTAGTTCGCTAACTGTTTGGCTATATGTTTGTGGTTTAACTTCTAACTTATGGTTTTTTAACCACAGTTCACTTAGTTCACGGTAATTCTTAACAGTAACACTCTTATATCGGGTGAAACCATTATCCTTAAATTCGTTTATTTTGAACTCACGTTTTTGTTTGAGTTCTTTTTTTGTAGGTGCTGAAATGGAAGTGTAGACTTGTTTCCCAGTCATGCAATCAGTACCTAGATAGATTTGTTGGCGGTACACGGTAGTACCGTTTTTCTTTGTAATTTTCTTAATTTCTGCCATTTTGTAACCTCTTCTCTTAACTACAGCAGGCAGGCTATAAGGGTTTTAGAGAATTGGTTATGTAAATTTAATCGTTATCGTTTGGGGTGGTTTTTAGGTCGGCGTTAAGTCGTTTACTAAATGAATCGGCAGTATCTTTAAATTCTTTGCCGTGTTCTTCTAAAAGATTGATAAAAGCATTCAATGACTTAAGTTCTTTTTCTGTAAGTTCATTTTGAACAAGTCTAGGCGATACATAACGGGTTATATCCGTATAAATGCTATCACAATTTTCTAAAAGTAAAGTAAACACCTTAATATTAGAAACTAGGTCAAAGTCTTTGTATTTTTCATAGGCTTGTTGGGCAATTCTTTTTGTCCTTCTATTTGCTCGTCTTTGTTCTCTTAAAACTTTGAGAGCTATTTCATCATCTTGGGGAATGGTCCCGACTGATACTGCTTCTAAAATTTCCATTGTTTCCCCAACAGTACGGGGACCAAAGCCCAAGAGATAAGAAACAGGCACCTTAAAATAGTTAGCAATTGGTTCCCATGTACTTTCTTCTCTTGGGGAACGTCTACCGTTTTCATAAGAAGATAATTGCCCAGTGGAAAATGACACGTCTTGTTTTTGTTCCAATTCATTTTTTAATTGTTCAAGCGTCAACCCTTTGGCTTTTCGTAATTTTTTTAGTTTATTTCCCATGTGAGAATGCTCCTATTTTTATATTTTTGATTATAACATGTTTGAGCATAAAATCAAAAAATATTTTCAAAATGAAAGAAAAAAGTATTTGACTTTTTCAAAATGAAAGAATATAATAAATTTACTTTCAAAATGAAAGAAAGATAAAAAGGAGGTATAAAAATGCTTATTTCTGAAAAAGTATCTAGCTTAGTGCGACATAAACGAGTTGATAACGGATTTTCTAAGAGCCAACTAGCAGAAAACTTAAATGTTGCCCGTAGTACCCTAGCCAAAATCGAAAAAGGTAACTATGACGCCCCTAAGCGTATCTATGAAAGTGTTATGAATTGGCTTATTGAGGATTTGTAGAAAAAACGGTAAAAAGTCCCTAATGTTCAAAATTACAATAAGGGTATAAAGGAGGTATTTATATGAACAAGATTGAACAATGGAACGGACATAGTATCCGATTTGTAGAACACAACGGCGAATGGTGGGCGGTATTGGCTGACATTGCTAAAGCGTTAGAGTTAGAACAAAGGTTTATAAAAAGACGTTTAGCAGATGACGTGTTTTCAAAACACCCCATCACAGATAGTTTAGGACGTCAGCAAGAAATGCTTATCGTAAATGAGTTTGGTATTTATGAAACTATCTTTTCTAGTCGTAAACCCGAGGCTAGAGCTTTCAAAGTGTGGGTGTTTGAAATCATCAAACAGTTACGCCAACAATCGGGCTTAGAGGGCTTTCAAGCCTTTAGAATGCTAGATAAGCAACACCAAAAGAACGCTATGACTTTACTTTCTAACGGTTTGCAAGAAGTAAACAAAGAGGCAAAACCTAAAGATATGATGAAAGCCAATACTATCGCTAATAAAGCTATCTCAAATAAATATGGCTATCCAAAAATGGTGAAAAAATCAGAGATGACCGAGGCAATGTTAAGAGATAGAGAACAAGTGCTAGATGAAACGGTTGAACTAATGCTTGTTAAAGAGCGTTACGGATTGAATTTCAGTGTTGCTGATACTATCTACAGCAAAACATGCTAATGAGAGCAACAAAAAAGGCTTGAGGAACGAACTCAAACCAGAATGAAACTTAAAAAATATTAGATAAAACAAAACACTACAGCGGGCAGGCTATGAGGGTTTTAGGTTTATCATCTATGCTTATATTATAGCATAGAAACAGCGTTATATCAATGCTTAAGGCGTTTTTAGAAAGGCAATCAGATGAAACTGTTATTTGAAAAAGTGAACGATTATGACTATAACAACACGGGTCAATTTAAGTGTCATTACATGCTAACAACACCTAATAGAGATAGGTTTTGGAATGGTAAAAAGTTCCCCGAGTGGGAATTGGATATCCTTGCAAGTGAGGGTAAGACTATCAAAATTGTTAACACTATTGATTTACATTTAGATTAGAGAGGGCAGAATATGAGAACAGATGAATTAAAAGAACTTGAAAAACTTGGATTTGAATTGAGTGACTTACTACCAAGGTTAGAAATGATACAACACGCTAGCGAGGCAGTAACAGCACTGAACCAGAAAGCAGATAACGCCACTACAGCATACATGGCTACAAAGGTGCTTTCAAATATCTATACACAAATGCAAAAATTGAGCGCTGAAATTGATGACATAGCCTATAAATTAATCAATTTTGAGGAGGAGGCAGAATAAAATGACTGATAAAGAATTATTTGATATTGCTGAATGTGTAAAACAGCAAGCAACGCCCGAGGAAATAGAAGAGTTCAAACGGTTAAATGGACATGAGCGTTTTAATTGGGTTACCCGACAAATTAAAAAAATGGAGGTAAAAAAATGATTTATCAAGAAATCAATTTACCAGTGTGGGCGCAGTTAGTCATTATGGTTTTACTTATCCTAATTGGCATTGAATTGGCTAAAATCAAGCCTACAGAGGACGTTAAACAAGAAATCAAGGAAACACACACAGACCACGTAAAAGAGCGTTACGGGGCTTACATTCAACTGTATGGCAAGCGTTACAACTAAGGAGGTATAAGCCATGGAAATCAATCTATTAAGCAATGAAACCGAGCAGGCTTTAGTGGGGGGTATACTAACAAAAATAGGTGCTTATTTGGAACGATATGAGGGCTTAGAGAACCCATTAGGGATAATCTCACAGCGTGAGGCAACCGAACGCCTAGAGGTATCTTATCCTACTTTGAGACGTTGGGAGGCTAGAGGGCTTAAACGTTACACGCCTCCTATTGCTGATACTAAGACCGTTTATTATAAAATCACTGACTTGTTGGCATTTTTGGGGGTAGAGGAATGAGCATATATGAGGCAATGGGAGTCACTAACAGACTACTTTATTTATATGATGATGAACCCAGCGAACAATTAAGTGCTGAACCGTTTGAATACGTTGCTAAATTTCCTGCCTTGGAAGTACCCTCGGGAATGAGCATAGATGACTACAAAAAAACAAAAGCGCCCTACTGTATTTCTGGTAAAGTCAAGAAAGACAAAAAAGGCACGTACAAACGTAATGATGAAAACTTGATTTATAGAGACTTAATTTTCTTGGATTATGACAATATCACACTATCAAGTGAGGAGTTCAAAAACACTGTTAAAAAGGCGTTAGGCGACTACTCTTATATCATTTACCCAACAATTAAACACACAGAGGAAAAACCACGGTTCAGGCTAGTGGTAAAGCCTAGTGAACCAATGAATAAAGAGACCTATAAGTCAGTGGTTACTGAAATAGCTGAAAAAATCGGCTTAATGTATGATACAGCGTCACTTACATGGTCGCAATTACAAGGGTTACCCGTTACAATTGGGAAACGTCATGAATATGTTAAGACCGTACACCGTGGGAAAGATTATCCCGTACCAAAATACGAGGGTAGCAAACCCGCCACAATCAAGAAAGCAAACACAAATGGTTACAGTATCCGTTCACCTAACGAGCGAAAAAGCTTGACTGTAAGAATTATTGAAATACTATTCAATGGTTTTGGCGAAGAGGGTGTAAGAAACAATACATGTGCTAGCTTTGTTGGTATGTTATTCAATCGTTACGTTAACTTTGACCTAGCAACAGCTTATCAGTTAACTGTAATGGCAAATAGCAACACGTCTGAACCGTTACCAGAGAAAGAACTAGATACTACTTTCGAGAGTATCGCTAGAAAAGAACTAACCAACAGAATTTGAGGAGGAATTTTTATAAGTGCTAGACATTGCAAAATTGGAAGAAGAAATTAAAGAAGAGCAATCAAACATTAATAAGCAACCTAAAACAATGAACGAGCTAAAACAGTTGGTCGCTTTAAGAGGTGAACAATGGAGGGCGGACACTAATCATCGGTATGAAAATAAAAAAACGGGTGAAATAAAAGCATACAGACCCGACCCCTCACAAACAGCGAGCGAACTTTTAAAATTATGTTCGTTTACGCTTATCGGAAAAGGGAAGAGCGATAAGAGTCCGCTTTATCTATACAACCCTGAAACGGGTTTATATACAGATAGTGACGACATGATAGACGCTTTAATTTATGCTTTTGATAGTCGTATAGACGTAAACACGTACCAAAAAGTAAAACATATCATCAGAATTGAAAGCAAGTTCAGAGAGCAACTAAGCAGTAAAGAATTGCTACCCGTTGGAAATGGCATTCTAAACAAAGAAACAAAAGAGTTACACCCTTTTTCGCCTCAGTACATTCTCACAAGTAAAATTGCAACAGCATACAACCCAGACGTAACACCACCAACATTTGGTGGAAAGTTCAATTTCAACGATTGGTTAAAAGAAATTGCTTGCAATGACGAGGAGGTTATCACGTTGTTATGGCAGGTAATGAATGAGGCTATCAATCCGTTGCAAACACGGGGAAAGCTTGTCATTTTAACGGGTAGCGGGAATAATGGTAAAGGCACTTTTCAAGATTTATTAAAAAACCTTGTTGGAGAGGGGAATTATTCAACGTTACGTCCCGAGCAATTTAAAGGGTTTGAATTAGGCAGTTTAATTGGTAAAACCCTAAACATTGGTGATGATATTGAAAACAGCTTTCTCCCCGAGGTATCTAATCTTAAAACAATCACGTCAGGGGACGCCTTAACCATTAATGAAAAGTATGGCAGAGTGTACGAGTTAGAGTTGAAACTGTTATGTATGTTTTCCGCTAACGAAATCCCAAAAACCAAGGATAGAACTAATGGCTGGTATCGCCGTTTGTGTATTATCCCATTTGAGGCTGATTTTAACGGCAAAAAAGAAAATAAAGCCATTAAGCAGGTTTACTTGAAAGATAAACAACTACTTGAGTGGGTGTTGGTTCAAATTGTTAACATGAAACCATTCGATAAGTTTATCGAGCCTAAACGAGTAACAATGCAACTCAGAAAATACAAAAAGGATAATGACGTTATCCGAGCGTTTGTAGAGGATATTTATATCCCTAACGGTTGGCATGAGTGTACTGTTGTTCCGATTTGGTTTATTAAGGAGCATTTAGAGGAATATATCTCAGAAAATGAAATAACCACACAGAAATCGATTAAAAACATTGGTGGCGGTGTAATCGAGGCACTGAAAGAATTAACTGGTGTTGAATATAGAAAAGATAAACGGAAAGTCATAAAATCAGACTACCAAATATTATGGTGTAACCCCGAACAACCAGAGGATTATCCTAGCAAATTCAAAAAATCAAACCACAGTGTGGTGAAAGGGTGACGTTGGGTGACATAAAGGTGACGTATTTTTAATTATAGGTCACCTCTTACAAAGTCAATAGTACCAAGGGAGAGAGTGTGTTAAGGTGACATAGGTGACGTTATTTTTTAAAAGTAAATATATAAATAATATATATAGTTATAACCTATTTTAAAAAGTTTTTTGTTTTGCAACGTCACCCGTCACCCAAAGTTAGGTAATCCCTTGGGGGACAAGGCTTTAACAAGGGTGACGTAAAAACCTTTTTTAGGTCACCTTTTTTATAGAAAGGACAAAAACAGATGAAAATTAAACTATTTAACCGTGAGTTAGTTGCTGACGGATATTTCAGCAATGGCATAACGAGAACTAGACAAGAAAATAATGAGGAACTAGAAACCAGAGTAAATGAGTTCATGGCTGATAAGAAAGTAAGCAGTGTACAAGCTTACGGAGATAATATCATAGTTATGTATGAGGAGGTAGAATAATGTTAGTAAGACTTGAGTTTTCAGACGGGAACACACTCACACGAATGGTTAGCAAGCATACACTTGATATGATTTTAGCTAGACCATACTCAGAAACATGGTTACATTTTAACGGCGAAAAAATAGCAGTGTTGGAAAATGTAGAGGTATTAGGGAATGTAGATGACTTTGATAACGAAGTGAACAAAACAATTGCTTACAATGAATTAGAAAACGAGGTACAAGAGAATGACTGAACAAGAATACATTAGTTATTGTGAAAAGGAGTTAACACGCCTTGAGGCTAGACGCTATCAGTTCATGGGAGCAACATGGGAAGACCTAGGCAAAGGCGACCATATGGTTATGCTAGAGGTTGGCAGTAAAGTAATGAACGAAGATAATTCTGTTAACCTATATGAATTACACAGAGACAAACACACACGTTTTAAAGTTTGGGAAATGATAGCACGAACAGCATTACATTATGATAAGAAGTTCCCTACTACTGATAGACTACAGTTGTTCACTGATAGCCTAGAAGAGCACTTTAACAACATGGTTAACAAAGAGCTAGAACATGCAGACATGAACAAAGTTAGTCAATTAGTTAGTGACTTTGAACCAGTGTTACCAAGTGATGAACTTGAGAGTCTTAAGACTGATATAGTGTTAGTTGGTTTGGTTTAATACTAAGCGGAGAATGTGTCAATGTATTTATTTATTGGAGGAAACAAGGACAATGCTTTAGGTGTTGTCCTTTTGTTTATGATATAATGCTGATGAGCAAGTTAACACAAATAACAAACAAAGAACTTTACTGTATTAGTAAGGTTCTTTTTTGTCTTAATGTAGGCAAATGTTGGCATGAAATCATAGTGTACAGTCAGCAATAGAGCAAGCATAGAGAAAGAGTAAGCATGTATCAGCAATCATAACGAACAGCGAGCGAAGTGCGAGAAACAGCCACGGAGAGGGATAAAAACGGGTGTATAATCGTTCGGAAATACCCCTTAAATTTTTATCGGGGCATCGTATTGTTCGGATATAACAACGCCACCCTTTTCCGTGTGTGATTTTCCCTTTTTGAATTTTTTAGAACGTCCTAGAACCCGCCTAAAAGCCCGTGTATGGCGGTAAAGGTATTTCATATGTAATTACATTCAAACTTATTTAAAATGACCCCCGCCCCTATTTTGAGACAAGGAGAGCCACCACAAGGTGTTCGCTTACACCGAGCACCAAATTTTGAGATTTTTAAGGGGTGTCATATAACCTTGAAAAGTCTTATTTTGATTGTATTTTGTTTATCAGTTAACTTTCTATTTGTTCCGTTTTTAGATTGCTACTGATATGGCTTTTTGGTATGCTTAAGACGTGGGTGTTTCTCCATTTTTCAATTATTAAAGTAATCAAACACCCATAGGCGGTTATCTATTGATAGCCGTCTTTTTTTATTGCATTAAAAAAGCCCACAGGGCGAACCTGTAAGCACTCACGCAAGTTTTTGTGGTATGAATTATAACATAACCGCGCCCGCCATGGTATAATAGAACTAGTGATTTAAAAGGATTGTGGGGGCTTTCATGGAACAAAAAACACTATTGAATAAACTAGGGAATATCAAAAAACTTGATAAAGAAATTAAGGTCATCAACTTAGAAATTCAACACTTGAACAGTGGTATTTTTACACAGTCAACGCTTACAGATACAAAGGTGAAAGCTAGCAAAACTAAAGATATGGCTGACAAATATAACAGCTTGCTAGAGCGTAAAGAAAAGCTTTTGAGCCGTATTGATACACTTATGACTGAACGTGATAGCCTTATTAGTTTGATAGATGACAACCTAGAAGACCCCGAACAGAGAACCATTTTAAGACTTTTCTTTGTTTTGAATATGAACGCTATTGAAATCGCTGATTATCTAGACGTAACCACAAAAACAGTATACGTATATAGAAGACAAGCCATTAAACAGTTAGCAAGCATGGTTTAAGCGTGTTTCTTTGGCAATAAAGGTTAGTTCATGCTACAATGTAGTCAACAACAAGAAGAATGTTTAGAATAGCATTCTAGGCATAAGAAAAGCACCCTATCCGACAAGATTAAGGGTGTTTTTTTATCTAAATAAAAACCGTGGAATAAACCACGGAAGAAAATCACAAAGTATTCTATCTAAGTACACTAATATTATAACATAACCCATTATGTTAGTCATACACACGAGCGTGGTTATTGAAATGATTAATATAAGGCGCTGAATGTAGTAAAAATTTGTACTTTTTCTGTTTCTTTTACGAATAAATAAGTAAAGGAGATATGGTTATGTTATATTATGATGAATTTAAAGAGGCAATCGAACGTGGTTATATAAAGGGAGATACTGTTCAGATTGTAAGAAAGAATGGGATAATATTTGATTATGTTCTCCCTAATGAGCCTATAAAACCTTGTGAGGTGGTTACTACTGAAAAGGTAGCAGACGTTTTAGAAGAATTGTGTGAATTAAAGTAA